ATCATGCACGCTCACCAATCCTGGTTCTCATAAGCGTCGATACCCTCGCCATCCTCATCCTCGAGCATGGCCTGATACTGTTCCTCAGAGATTCGACCCAATCGATACAGAATCTCTACCATATCGGATTCGGTCATGGATCGACTCCTTCCATTGCCATTGCATACGCGTAGTCTGACACTCTAGATTCCCATGCCGACGGATCTATTTCGATCATTTCGATTATTTCAGGGTACAGAGATACAATCTGTTGTCCCCAAAAACACCCCCTAAGAGTCAATCCGTTACCGTATACTCGTGCGAAAAATTCGGCGGCCATTTCATATTGTTCATCAAAATCTATGCGAGACATATCCATTCTTCCTAGTGTGCGGATAACTGGTATCGGGAATCAATGTGCAAGAATCGGAGCCCGACGAGCACGATCATGGACCCACTGAAAGTAGGAATCATACGGAACATCAAGCCGCAGTCCTTCACCCGTAGTCAGAATGAATCCTTCCGGGGCTTTGTCCGAATCGCGTACAAGCAACAATTCGCCACTGCCTTCACCTTGTACACTAGGACGATGGTACAGATACAATGGTTCTATGGTGCCATTGGCGGATGCCTGCTTCATAAGCAATTCGCCACGGTTGGCGCATACTTTAACTAGATCAATGTATTCTGTTTGCATTGCAATCTCCTTTGTGTGTGGACTCGTCAGGGTACGAGTAACGTACCGACGCCAGGTTTCCCTAGCGTTTCGTCCTTAGTGTTGACGGTAAACGAAACCGTGTTCAGTCTCGCCGATCAGCATACCCTCATAGGTCAGATACTCTCTGATGGCATCGTCGCGGTCTATGTCGTCCAGACCGGCAACGTCGATACTGTAGCTGTTCGCAATCTCCAGAGCAGTGTCATGGCTGAAATCACAGCACAGCCCGATTACGTCCAGCTCGTACGTGCCATCCGTTGACTCCTCTAGGTAATCGAACAGGACACGGAGCCCGTCGTACCATCCAACGAGGTCATTGTTCTCCGCATGGGTGGCGAAATTGTATTGGCGGCCCATCGATACGAAGGCATCAACGAATTGCGAGAAGTTAATGGTCTGGTACATGGCATGGATCTCCGATTATTTGGTTTCGATTACTGCGGTGACATTGCAGCCGGACATACGTACATGGTACACGCCAGCCGATACGCGAGAGACACTAAACCGACGAGAATCCGACCGGTATGCGCGCAGTAAATGTGCTACATGGGCACGCGAATCACGCGAACGGAATCCTGGCTCGTCGATAAAATGAAAATGACACACGGGTTTCATGGTTCACACTCCCAAGAGGTTAAGGATGAAGTAGGACATGAAGGATACGTAGAAGATACCGGAAGCAATGAACATCCCACGCAGTACCTGATTGATCACATTGTCGAAGGTTTCCATGGTTCACACTCCTTGGAATTCATTGGCACGCAGGAAGGCAATCTCTTCTGCCGTTGCCATGCAGACTGCCATTTGGTGCTTGTCCAGATACTTCTGGAGTTTGTCTCTGTTGGCCATTGTGGGCAGCTTGCGGTATGCGTTGATGAGCTTGGACATGGTCTGGTCTCCTAGTTGCTTTGCCGGTGCGGCATCGCATGACATGAACACTACACCATGCTGGCCAGTATGCAAGCAGAGAATCATTACAATTTGTTAATGTTCGAATCGGCAGATAGGATCGGCAGACTTCCAGACAGTCGATGGTACTCGATGCAGTAACAGCTAGGCGACGCAGCTACTCGATAGGTAGGCAGACACTCGGCGCAGTCTCTCGGCATAATCTCGGCGCAGTCTCGGTAGGTTAATGGCGCAGTCTCTCGATGACTCGCAGTCGATCGCTAGCGATTTAGTCCAATGGCCTAGGAATGGTTGACGTATCAACTAGATAGACAAGGATGGTTGACTAATGTGGGAATGGAAGTATACGTAGGGTGCATAGCACCATAATTGAACACACGTTCAACAATTGAATCATGGGATGATTGTACTTAATTGCAAATGAGAATCATTCTCACCGATAGGTTTTGTCTATCGATGGCCAGTCAGACCGGGTAGCCCGGGGGTGCGGGGTGTGCTTGTATAGTGCATTACACCTTCACAATTTCTGACATATTTTTTGACAATCCCAGTAATCCGGTCTGAATGTCTTTACGTATCTTAGTACTATAGTACTTAGTACTAGTACTAGTACAGTACTATTACTTAAACCTTTAGGTTTATACTCTAGTACTAGTAAGTACTAGTAAGTACTACTAAGTACTAAGTACTAGTACTGTCCTCCATTTCATTCCGGACTGAATGGTAACTAGTAAGTCATTCTAGCGTAACAAACCAGAGGGGTTTGTCTAAGTCACTTGTCTGACTGTAATGTCCATTCTGGACTGTATGGCAATACACTGTACTAAACATACTGAGTTTGATATAATCAATACTCTCCTTGGCGTAAACGAAGTGTCAGGATTGGGGCGTTGGCACGATTATTGCGAAATACACAACTTACCCCCTAGAATCGCTTAGGAGAACAAGAACACGCTAGGAGGTACCCATGTAGCGCCCTAGCCTAGAAAATGCCTCAGAACGCTTCCTAGAGAGTTTTAGGGCCATTCGGACAAGCAACTCAGGAGAACCAAGTGCCCAAGATGCTAGAAGACCTTCGGAAGAAGATTCAGAAGACAGGTAAGTCCAAGTCAGCAGCATACGCAATCGCAACCTCTGCTCTCCAGAAACAAGGTAAACTCAAGAAAGGAAAAAAGAAATGAACCTTAGTAATCTGTACCATGCACTGTACGCTATCGGTTTCCAGTTCTTCCTTGGGATTGCTACTGGGAATTTCTGGTTGGGAATGGCATTCGGTTCAGCATTCTTCCTTGGTCGAGAAGTAGCTCAGAGAGAGTACAAACTCACCAATGGAGGTTCAGTCAAGGGACTCAAGCCCTGGGCTGGATTCGATATCCTGAACTGGGGATGGGATGCTAAACTGGATCTCTTCTTCCCTGTAGCAGGAACAACTCTTGTAGCCATTGCTGCTCATTGCCTATGAACAACACCCCCCACGCTTCTCGTAAGTTCAGCGCACCTCGGGGGGTTACTCTATGAATCCTCTCCTGCTTCAGCCTGCACTGGATCTAGTATCAAAGGTACTGGATCGAGTCATTCCTGACAAAGCTCAGGCTGAGAAGGCCAAAGCAGAGTATGCTCTCCTTGTAGCCAAGCAGGATCAGGATGAAGTTGACAGTTTCAGAAAGTTCGTAGTACAGTACGAAGGAGAGGGAGCGAGTGTATCTCCTCCCTTGCAATTCCTCAGAGGATCCGTTCGACCAGTACTCACGTACATTCTTGCTGGTCTGTATGGTTGGGGATTCCTTCATCCCGGTACATTCACAGCAGACGGTATGCAAGGACTCTTTCAACTCAATCTCATCTCACTAGGTTTCTGGTACGGTGAGCGAGCACTATCCAATCTGGGGCTGAATCTATCGAAAAAATGAGGTAATACGTGGAAGACGAACTCCAGGGAATGGATCAGGAATTCAAACAGGGACTGATGGAAGCGTCCCATTACCACCAGTCCTTTATCCAGATGACCTCCCAGAAAGGTCGATTTGATACCCACCAAGCCGCGCAATGCGTAGAACGATCCGAGAGTCTGTACTCGGAACTCCTGAACAGGGATATTCATAATTCAATCGTTCTATATCAGCTTGCCACTCTGTACATGCAGACCAACCGTAACGGTCTTGCAATCAATCTCCTAGAACCCCTTATCAAGCATTCCAAGAAGCCTAAGATTGAATGGCTAAATAATCTTGGGGCTGCGTACCGTAATGAACACTGTAACGCAGAAGCGCGGGATGCCTTTGAGGCAGCACTGAAGGTTGAGTACCATCCTGACGTTCTGGCTAACCTGTGTGCTCTGTGGGTAAACGAAGGATATCCTGAGCGAGGTATACCCTACGGTCGTCAGTGTTTGCAGCTCAGGCCGGATCATCCACAGGGTAACTGGAACTTAGGGCTTCTGTTAATCGAGGACAAGCAGTACGAAGAAGGCTTCAAGTTCTACGCTAATGGCTTTGAGACGGGTGAGCGCATCATCCGTTCTTACAAAGACAAGGATGGTAAGGAATCCAAGTTCTGGAAGGGAGAGGATCTGGATGGCAAGACCATCGTCCTGCATGGTGAACAAGGCATTGGGGATGAGTTGCTCTTCCTCCAGTTCGTACCTGAGTTCATCATGGCTAATCCGAATACTAGGATTGTACTGGATGTGCATCCTCGATTGTTCACAGCAATCCAACGCTCATTCCCGAATGTAGCGGATATCTTCCCTACCCGTAAATCCAAGGAAACACCGGAGTGGAATGACTCCATTCGAGTGGATTACAAGGATGGTCTGGGTTCTCTGCCTCGGTGGTATCACAAGTACCGTCGAGTTAATGCTGGTTGGCTCAAGCCAGATACCGATCTTGTAGCCAAGTACAAAGGAATCATTCGTAACATTCAGGAAGAAACGGGTCAAATTGGGCGTCCTATTGTCGGAATAGCTTGGACTGGAGGTAAGAAGAAGACCCGTGTGGACTTGCGAAGTATCCCGCTTGAGAAACTCGTACCTGTACTGGAAAATGATGCAACCTTCGTATCGTTGGAGTACATCCCTGGAGCAGAGAAGCAAACAGGTGAACTGCTCAAGCAGCACGGAATCTATCTGCATCACTGGCCTGACGTTGTGGAAGACATGGACTATGAGCACTCAATGGCACTCGCTGCGGCCTGTGATCTTGTTATCTGTGTAAACACCAGTATGGTTCATGTACGAGGTTCTATGGGCCTTCTTACGTGGACACTGACGCCTCATGGTCACGCATGGCGGTACGGAAAGAAGGATGAGTTGAATCCTTTCTATGGAGAAGTAATCCAGTACCATCAGGATGATGGGGTTGATTGGGACATTCCCATTCAAAAAGTAGCCAAGGATCTCAAGAAATACTGCCGAGGGTTCAAGCCGTGATTAACGTATCGTATGTAACTTCTGGAAATGAGAACATTGCTTCCTTCCGGTACAGGGTTCTTGCTCCTGCCAAAGGCCTAGTCCAGCATTTCATCAAACCCAGCATTGGCAGACTTGCCACAAAAGAGTCCAATGTTGTGGTATTCAGCAAACACTGGACGTACAACGACTGGTCCTACGCCAAGTTCTGTAAACTCCGTGGACAGAAAGTAATCTTTGATGTATGTGATGACCACTTCGATGGGAAACTCTCGGATCATTACCGAAGGATGGTTGATGTAGCGGATGGCATTACCTGTAATTCCAAGACTATGTCAGCCATTATCCACGAGAAAACAGGTCGAGACAGTGAAGTAATCGTTGATCCTGTCCTTTCCCCTCGCATTGAACCCAACTTTCAACCTCAACCTAACCTTCTGTGGTACGGACAGGCTATGAATATCCAAGGTCTATACGATGTGTACACAAAGGACTGCCTGTATCCATTGGAAGTTGTAGTTCCTGGCAATCTTAATCCACCAGAGCACTTCCAAGCGCCGTGGATCACATGGGTTCCTTGGCACAAAGATGTGATTCCAGAGGCAGCAACTCGGAATAACATAGCAATTCTGCCGTATCGGCAAGGAAAAGATGCGAAAAGCGCCAATCGTGTACTGGAAGCCCTGCAATGTGGAATGATGGTGCTGACGGATCCCATTCCTGCTGTGGTTGAGCTTGGTAAGAACGGTATCCGGTACTTGGATAAGCCACTGAATGAGGTGATTGACTCCATCAAAGGCTCGGACTGCACATTCGAGATTCTCGAATCGCAAAAAATAATTGATGCAACCTACAGCCAAGAGGTTATTGCTGCTAAGTGGGCACACGTATTTCGGAGTCTTGCATGAAACTTAATCTTGGTTCCGGCAATCGTCCCCTTCAGGGCTACATCGGTGTGGATCTGGCTCCTAATGCTGACATCCAGTGCGATCTACGCAAGTTAGAGCCATTTGCGGACAACAGTGTAGAGGAAATCATTGCAATCCATGTAATCGAGCACTTCTACAAGTGGGAAGTCCAGCCTCTGCTCCAAGAATGGAGACGAGTGCTACAACCAGGAGGCAAGATTATCCTTGAGTGCCCCGATCTCAAGAAAGCAGCACAGGCATTCTTGTTTGGTGCAGGAGATCAGATGGGAATGTGGGCCTTCTACGGGAATCCTGAGCTAAAGGATGTGTTCCACTGTCACCACTGGGGTTACACGCCAGAGACGCTAGCCTATGAACTCCAGATGGCTGGATTCCGTAATATCCATAAAGCAAAAGCCCAGTTCAAAATCCCAGAACGGGATATGCGTGTGGAAGGATTTAAATAATGGCTCAGAAAATCCCTGTATACATTGGGTACGATCCAGTAGAGTCCGGAGCCTTCTGGACTTGCGCTGCAAGTGTATTGGAACATAGTTCTCAGCCAGTTGAGATCATTCCTCTCAAGAGATCCCAGCTACCCCTTACTCGACCTCGGCATCCCAAGCAATCCAACGAGTTCTCGTTTACCCGCTGGCTAGTACCTTACTTGCAAAATTACCGTGGCTATGGTATATTCGTAGACTGCGACTTCCTGTTTATGGCTGACATTGCGGAACTCTGGTTCTTGCGAGATCCGACCAAAGCAGTACAGGTTTGTAAACATAACACAGATACCTTTAAAGAAGGTACTAAGTATCTTGGGACAGAGCAGACGGTATACGATAAGAAGTGCTGGTCTAGCTTGATGTTGTTTAATTGTGAACACGAAGCTACACGTAGACTTGTCCCGGATTATATTGACAGAGCCAATGGACTCGATCTGCATCAATTCAAGTGGTGCAAAGATGAGGAAATTGGCTCTTTGCCTATTGAGTGGAATCATTTGGTAGGACACTACGCATACAGCGATAAGATCAAAGCGGCTCACTTTACCGAAGGTGGACCGTACTTCAAGGACTACCAGGATTGTGCTTACTCAGATGAATGGTGGAATGCCTTCTATAAAATGAAGTACGTCAAAGAGGGATTGACTTGACAATCAATGCAGCAGATAAATTCGTACAGATCCCTTTTGGACCGGGTAATTCCAACAGGGTTCCTACTTACAGCGGGCAAAGAATCTTTCCCGCTTTTTTGCTTTCTGGTTGGAATCAAGAAATCACGGCTGGAGGTGTAATCACTGGCCCAGCGCCTCTTGTTGTTCACTTTGATGCAGTAGGTACTGATCATGCCAATACCCAGATTGATGGGTTCTTGGATATGTTCTACCACTGGAACTTTGGCTATACCAGCACAGCTAGTCAATCCGTATGGTCAACTACGGCTCTTCCAAAAGGCCAGCAAATTGGTGGTCCTCTTGCCGCTCACTGCTTTGATAAAGCTGGCACGTATACGTGTTCTGTGCGAATACAGGATTCGTTTGGTGTATATACAGACAAGTACGCTACAGTAGTTGTACGTTCTGCTGATGACGTATTCAGTGCTGCAAATACAGTTTGTATCTCACAAGCAGGTAACTTTACTGGCGCACCATCTGGCGCAACAACTACAACGACCCCTCCTACTACAGTTACCAGCAATACGCGATATCTATATCGAATGGATGAGGACTTCAGTACCTTTACGCTAAGTATTGCTCATTCTAAATCCAATGTCCTTATTGGATCTTTTGGTACTGGGACTAATAAACCAAAGGTTTGGAAGAAACTGGTTCAAACTCCTCCAAAAAATACGGATGTATTGTTAAATAGCATTACATTTATGGATTTGAACGTAGATGATATGGGGATTCCTTTTGCTGATTATGTATCTTTTGTTAGATGTGAAGTATTTAATCAAGGAGGTGTAGATAAATTAGCTAATTCTGGATTAACTGTTGCTTATTATTATGCTAATTTGCCTAGCAATACTGATCAATCAAGTATTAAATGGCCTAAAAATACTGCATTTGTTGATAATATCATAGATTCAAAAACATCTGCATCTGAACCATATTATGGCCTTTCAAATAGAGGTATTTTTATTGGAAATACCTTTATAATGACAAATAGTGTAGCGGAACATCATTTAAGAATAGCCTTAGGCTATAAAACAGTAGTATCTCATAATTCCTTTGATAATTTACCTAATAATACAAAGCATCATATTAAATTTCATTCTAGTGGAACTGGAATGTTTACAGAAGATTATGGATCTTCTCCTAACCCACAATCAAAATATGCAGTTATTTCCGATAACTATAATTCGGAAGATACTGCAAATTATATATTTACAATAACACCGCAAAGTCAATTATTTGAAGAATTTGTATCTTATATAATTCTTGAAAGAAATATATTTAATAATGCAGTTGGAGATGTTTCATCTAAATTATTTCATGCTATATGTGGATCGTATATTTGTGTAAGAAGTTATAGTCTTACTGGAACGTCAACACTGAGAAGAATTATTGGTTTCGATATAGATGGAGATTTGCTTTCATCTTTTTATAAATCTCCGTATTTTGTACCAGTAGGAAATCCGTATATTGATGGATCAAGGATCTTTACAGCAACAGAAGTAGTCACTCCAATGAGGGCTGGAATATGACAATACCAGCAGTTGTTTCTAAAGTTTCAGGATCAACAAGTACCGAAACTCTTATACAGAAAATAATTCTCCCAGGAAATATACAAAACGGGAATATGCTTTTTATCGCATTTTCTTTAAGAGGACAACCAACAATAACATGGGATAACAGTACTGCTGGAGTTTTTACTAATTTATTTAGTAGGACGGAAGGTAGCCTTGCTTCTGTTTACGGTTATTGGAAAATAGCTAATGGTACAGAATCTAGTGCAACACTATCTATTGTTACATCTATAAGTGTTGGAGCAACTTGGGCTATTTTTGCTATTAATAATCATAATTCTGCTATAGAAGCTACATTAACAGGAACTTCTACTGGTTTAACTTGCAGTCCTGTTGGACTAACTCCAACCTGGGGATCGAAAGATGTTCTTTGGATTTCTGGATTAGCTATACCTACAAATACAACAGTTAATATTGCTCCAACAGGATATAGTTCTACTTATACAGTAGTTGGTATTGGAACAAGCAGGTCATTACTAGTAACTATTGAAAAAGGAGTTTCAAATACCATATCAGAAAGTCTTGCTCAAAGTTCATGGCAAACTTCTTCAATTAATAATAAACAACTTTTTCTTATTGGAGTACAAGGAGCAGCAAGTGCTGCACTGTCGATAAGTTCCGTATCTACTGATAATCGAGTATATAGCGCAGAAGCGGATACGGAAGTAATTGGAACAGGTCTTAGCGCAGGAGTTAGTGTTACGTATAAGGATGTTGCTTGTACTGTTCTCTCTGCCAGCGGAAGTACCAGTATCAAGGTGACGTTCCCGAATTTCTTTAGCAACAATATCAAGATTGGTGCTGCACATGAATTCAAGGTAGTTGGATAATGGCTACTGCTACGCTTACACTTTCGGCATCAGCACCTGCTGGTTGGAAGTACACAATCTTTGTTGATCCGAATATCTCGGATACGCCCAGTGTAGCTTTCAACCAAAGTCCAGCAGTAGCAGCAGGCGATATTGTTGTATTCCGTAAGTGGGCACTGATTGATGCTGTTACAACTTCGTACAGTGTCACGATTAGTACAAATGGTATGCCGACTGTTTACTCGGGAAGCGATTCAGCATCCCTGAGTTTTTTGTACTTCTTTTGGGATAACAGCACTAGTGATTACGGAACGACTGCTACTTACAACGTACTGGCAATCAGTGCTTCAGCGGGAGGAACTTACTTGCCTGTAGGAAATATCTGGCAGTGGATATATCAGACAGAACCATCCACTGGAAGCATTACTGACAAGATTCAGAATTACTTGGCTGGCCTTGGATACACAGGAGCAGTCAACGAAGCCCTGTACAACTGGCTTGGATCAGTTGGGTACACGGGAACTCTTGCAGAACGTATCTCACAATTTGAACGAGTCAATACCGCACGTTATGGCTGAAGAAATCAAGATTACTGGAGCTTACCAATTTCGTACCTGTAACAGGGATCAGAAGGATTTCTGGCGAGAGCGATTCATTGAAACCAACGATCCTACCGGGTACATCTTTGCAGAAGCCTGGATCGAAGATGGCTTTCGTAAGTGGAAAGAATTCATTAACGCTCATGGAGTAAAAACAGAGATCCAAGAGTGGCAGGATACGCTAGCAACTAAACTGATTGCCCAAGGTATCCTGAACATTGCTACGCAGAGGGATTCGTTCCAAGCATCCAAGTGGCTTGCTGATCGTGGGTGGATGGAGAAAGAAGACAAGCGTACCAAAGAAGCCAAGAAGAAGGCAGAGAAAGCTCACGATGAGATCCAAGAAGACATGGAACGATTGGGGCTAAGACTTGTCAAGGCGAAGTAATAATCAGCGATCTCATGGCATACATCGCTCAGAGATACGCAATAACAGACTTCAAATGCCTCTGGTGTACAGAACACCAGATTTGTACGCATCTGGAAGTCACGTTCATAGCACAGGTGCGATTACTTCAGGGATCTTTGATCCAGCCAGACTAGGATCTGGCACTGCTACAGCCACTACATTCCTCAGAGGTGATGGTGTCTGGGCAACGGTTACATTAGGTGGTGGAGGAGCAGCATGGGACTTCGATGAAGGAAGTAGTTCCATGTCCTACACGTTCGGCGCAATCGATTTAGACGAAGGCGATTCAATAAGTCTCTAATATGGCAACAACCGCAGTTCTACGACACCGCCGAGATACCGCAGCTAACTGGACTTCCAATAATCCGGTTATGCAAGACGGACAACTTGGCTATGAGACTGATACCCGTAAGTTCAAGTTCGGAGATGGCTCTACATCCTGGATCTCTCTTTCGTATGCCTCCGCTGTAGCCATTGGTGGTGGCGGCGGTGTAACGGATGGCGATAAAGGAGACATCGTAGTCTCTGGTAGTGGCGCTACGTGGACTATTGATACGGGTGTTGTTACTACAACCAAGATGGGAGGAGATGTTACCACAGCAGGTAAAGCTCTCCTCGATGATGCAGATGCTACTGCTCAAAGAGTAACGCTTGGTCTTGGGACTATTGCTACACAGAACGCTAATGCTGTATCCATTACAGGCGGAACGCTTACAGGAGTAGTGGTCAGTACTGGAACATACTCCAGCAATGTAAACGAAACCTTGATGCGGATTGTACGTAAATCCACAGCGGGTACAATTACTAAAGGCCAAGCAGTCTACGTTGTTGGTTCCACTGGTACACACCTTACTGTTGAACTCGCGGATGCTTCTACAGAAGCTACAGCAGCAACCACTATCGGAGTAGCAGCAGAGACTATTACGGATATCAGTGATGGCTATATGCTTGTTGCTGGTCTTCTTACTGGTCTGAGTACGCTACCTACTGCGTCCTTTACTAATGGTGCCGCGCTCTGGCTCTCAGAGACTGCCGGAGGATTGACTACAACTCGTCCTACGCAACCAGCACATGGCGTTGCAATGGGATGGGTAATTAACGCATCCAACGGCTCTGCTGGTTCCGCTTACATTAAAGTTATTAATGGCCTTGAGCTTGAAGAGTTGCACGATGTACTTATCGTAAGCGCAACTGCTGACAACGTACTCATGTACGATTCAGTGTCCAGTCTTTGGAAGAATCGTTCTGCCGGGTATCTCTCTACTCTGATTACTGGGTTCTCTACTACTAGCCATTCTCACGCTTACTTGCCTCTTACAGGAGGTACGCTAAGTGGAGCATTGGATGTATCGGGTCCAGTATCGATAAGTGGGACTCTTGTTGCTTCAAAGATTTCTATTGATCCCGGTGGATTTAATAGTTCAATTCTGTCGCTTGTTACTCCAAAAACTAATGTAGCTAAAACTGAATATATTATCAGTGGTTTTCAAAGAGGCGCAGTAGGTTGGAACGGCCCTGCCGATAATATTAGAATCGAAGGATGGGATTCTAGTGGTGCCAACAACAAGGTTATGCTTACTGCGGAATACAGCGCAGGAGTAAGTCTTTACCACAATGCCCAATTCAAGTTCGGAGTCTCTGCATCAGGTGCGTATGTATTCGGAAGATTGAAAGTTTCTGACCAGATTTCTCTTTCGGGTACGTTGTACGCAAGCAAAATTTATAGGGGAGCCAGCGAGATTGGTTCCTTATTTGCTTCTGCTAGCCATGTCCACAGTACTGGAGATATTACTTCCGGTATCTTTACGCCAGGATTCCTTGGTTCAGGTTCTCCATCAATTACCACGTTCCTTCGCGGAGATGGGCAGTGGGCTACACCTACGGGTGGATCTGCTGATGGATCTTTGTCCTCTCACCAAGCACTTCTGAACCTTCAGGGAGGTACGACTAACGAGTACTACCACCTGACTTCTGCGGATTACGCAGCTGTAGTAGCTCGCGGATGGGCTTCAGCAACGCACGTACACGCTTATCTTCCTCTCAGTGGTGGAACTCTCAGCGGATCCCTTGCCCTTGATACAGGTAATATGTGGATCTCGCTTAGTTCCAACACAGTGTCTGCACTACGCATTATCAATACTGGAACCGAGAATGCCCTGAGTGTACGAGGACACGCCTCTATCTCATCATCCTTGTACGTAGCGACTATTGTAGATGCAGGGGTGGATTTCAAGCGAGGCGGTGTATCGCTAGGAACGATATACGCTTCGGCTACGCATACGCACAGTGCTGGACAAATAACAAATGGAATAATTAGCACAGCAGTACTGGCTACTGGAACTGCCGATGCTACTACGTATCTTCGCGGTGATTCCACTTGGCAGACAATTGCAGGAGCATCTCCGTACATCACTGTGTACGATACCGCTACAGCTTCTGCTGGGCCGTACATTACATGGCAGAGATTGCCTGTAGAAATGGTCGCTTCGCAGAGTAACTCAGCCACGATTATCTTTGTGACTACATCCGTAGGACCGGGTACATGGCAGTTCGATTATCACATCATTTACCAGAGTGCTGCTACAACTACCGGTACGGGTATGTACGTTAACCATACAGGAGCAAGTCCTGGTGCTTTTGTAACCATGTCTCGATTCCTGACAACAGGTGGCGCAGCAGCAACAGGCGTTGTTGACCAAGTACAGAGTGGTCAAACAACAGGTTTGTTGGAAGGTAAAGGCGAACGTGTACTGAACACCGTATCGTCTCAAACAGTGGGTGTGGATACAGTAAGTGCTAACGTATACACAGTGTATTCAGGTATTCTTCTTGTAACCAATACAGGACAACTTGAGTTCAAAGTAACCTCAGAGGTTAACGGTAGCAACATCCATGTTAAGCCGGGATCATTCCTAGAGCTAAAAAAGATAAAATAAGGATACTAATGGACTACCAAATACTTTTCAATATTGCATTTTCGTTCATTATCTTTCTTGTTGGTTGGTTCGTGCGTATTGCTTACGATGCAACTAATTCAATGAAACACGATTTGATGACTCTTGAGAGGGAACTGCACTCTGGGTTTGTACGCAGAGAGGATTACAAAGAGGATATCCGAGAGATCAAGGATCTTCTTCTGTCCATCCAAGATCGCCTTAACGCTAAAGCAGATAAATAGGGGTACAAATGGCCAAGATTACGCTTAACGATATTAGCACTGAGTTCAGGGGCCAAGCGGCCATCAATGCTAATTTCACATCCATTGAGAATGAATTCCAGAACAAGGTTCTGTATCGGGATAATCCTGTTGGTGAAGCCAATAGTATGCAGACCCATCTGGACATGAATGGCTTCAATATCCTGAATGCCGGTAACGCTACTGCTCTTGGTGTAGTAGATGCTTCGGGTATTCCTTACGAGAGTTCTGCATCCGGCGCAGTTGCTTCTACTGTCCAGGCAAAACTGTCAGAGTACGTTAGCGTAAAAGACTTCGGTGCAGTAGGTGATGGTTCGACTAATGATACCGCTGCAATTATCTCTGCCATTAACCATGTCATGGGATTGGGTGGCGGTATAGTCCATGTACCAAAAGGTAAATACAAGATTACGCAGACAATCTATATCCCGAAAGGGAATGTTCGTCTGCAAGGTGAGTCCTTCATCAAGGATAACTATACGCGCAATAGCGATGCTGATGTCCAATTCATGGACGCTATTGGTACTGTGTTTGAGTGGGGTGGTTCCACTACCAGTGCAGCAATGGTTCACATGGGATGGGTATCCGGTATCACTGACCGTAAGGTATCCGGAAGTGCATTCAGCGGTATCGCTATTAACGGTAAAAACAAAGTAGGTACTGGTCTTAAAGTAGTCAGTGCGGATCGCTGTGAGTTCAAGGATGTCCTTGTACAGAAGTGCAGTGACTATGGTGTACTACTTACAACCACAGTTGATTCAATGCCGTATTCTGGTGCTAGAGATAGCCAGCACAACTACTTTGAAACCTTGTTTGTAGAACTGAGTGCAAGTGCTATCGGTGTGTACCTTTCTTCGGAGGTATCTGCTACTGGTAACACTAGCGCAAACATACTGAACAACGTATTCATCCGACACAAGAACGGAGACGCTGTACGGTTCGGAGCATCCGATTCCAACACGTTCAACCATCTTCGTTGCACCAGGATCTCTACGGATCTCGGAGCAGCAGTTCGATTCCTTGGTACGGTAACAGGGGTTAACGGTTACGCTCGGACTAACTTTATTTACCACCTTCTCTCCTCGCAAGGAGCAATTATTGCTGAAGCAGGAGATGGAACTAATCCATCCGTAGACAACATGATTGTCGGCTCTAATATGGATGGCGGGGCTGTAAATATCGATGTGATTGTATCTGCTGGTGCTCGATGTGCAATTATGAACCCAAGGGTTATGCTTAACCAAGCAATGCAAGGGTTCGTAGCAATTAGTCCTACTACGGGATACACACAGACCAATGCATATACAAAAGATGCTTTGGACTATTTTGAGAACACAGTATCTTCTAGTGGAGCGTTTGCGGCTAACCTGTACTCCAACTCTGGAAAAGTTCTTAAACTGTACAATCCGACAGTATCTCTGTCACTTTCCACAACTACCAGTCATGTAGTAGGCCAACGCTGGCAAATGGTTCTTGGTACGGAAGGTATCTATTGGACAGGCTACGCAGGAACATATGCAGCTCCTTCCTTCTCATCTAAAGTAGAGACGGTTACTGCTGCTAGCAAAACACTTAATGCTGCATCTTCAATTCTTCTTGTTGACGCTAGTGCAGGGAATAGAACTATTACTCTTCCACTTGCAACTGAATTTGGATCTGCTAGGTCAAACAGAATCACCATTCGTCGTATTGATGGATCTGCCAATACTGTAACTATTCAACGGCAAAGCACTGATACGCTCAACAACTCGGTATCGGAAACACTGGCAATCAATACAGGCAAGACCTATGTCTGCAATGCTTCCAACGCTTGGTACAGTTTCTAAGGAAAACACATGGCTAAAATAAATCTTGCTACGGTTGGTTCAGGTTATCTGAGCCAATCATCCATTAACGCTAACTTTGTTGCTATTGAGGACGAGTTCCAGGATAAAGTTCTGTACAGGGACAATCCTAACAACGAACCCAATAGCATGAACTGTGCTTTGGATATGAACGGTCATCCGATCATCAATGCAGGGAATATCAGCGCTTCGCCTGATCTCCTTACGGATGGTCTTGAGATTGGCGGGATTGCTAGCGTAGATGCGCCTTCGTACCAAGTCATTAGTGTGAACGCAGATGGCCAGACCGCCATTGACGAGAATAACTCTTGGTTTATGTTGAGAACTCAGTTCACGGGTAACCTGTCTACTAATAACACCGATGGCTTGAATGCCTATAACTCTTTTGCAGTAATTGATTCTGTCAATGCTGATGCTCTTCAGCAAGTAGCTGCATATCAGTTCACCATGCGAGTAACTAGCGATACTGTTGGTACTCGGGTGGCTCACATAGCAGATATGGGAGTAACTTCTGCTCCAACTGCTACTAACGCAGCATACAGGAACTGGGTAGCCTCAGAAGCATCTGGCTTTGCCATTGCTAATGCGGGCGGAGTCACAGGTTGGAATGCTTCTCTTGATCCTGATGATTACTATAGCGGTAGTCTGTTTGGAGGAAACGATCATCCACGATTGGCTACTTTTGGAGGTAGCTCAGCTACGTTCTGGTACGGCATTGTAGGTCGGGAAATCAATGTTGAGATTGAGACAGGTGCATCTTCTTTTTCAAGAATTGGTTTATTTATTGTAACAGGAGATAACGCAGCGTCTCAGGCAGCAGGAGATGATGTTGCTATTGGACTGAGTAATAAAGTAGGAACTACTATTCCTTGGAAGAAAGGCATATCTTTTGGTATGACTTGGGGAGTCTGGCCTTTTGATACTGCCAGTACTCTTATTGGAGCACAGAAAAGGTTGTATCCAGTAGCTAGCCCAGAGGCTGCGATTAACGCAGGATACGGTGTGGACTTCAATGAAGTTACCTTTGCGAATTACGCATTCCGTTCTCCTGGCTTTAGCGTAGACCCGGATGGTGATACAATTGTTCGTACCCTGTCTTTGACAGATGGAATTACCGCACCTAGTGCTACAGTCGGTCAGGCTATTATCTATGTGGATAGTGCTGATGGGGATCTGAAAGTACGCTTTGGTGACGGTACGATCAAAACTATTGTGGTGGATACTTGATGACTGATGACGTAATGAAAAGGATTTCTACGGAGATGGGGGCGATGATGATTGAGATCATTCGCCTCACCACTCTGGTTGAGCAACTCAAGGCGCAGATAGAGAAGCTGAGTGACAACTAAACAGGAACTGAGAGAGGCAGCAGAGGGCGATCTCTGTACCTTTGCTAAACTTGTTAATCCTATGCGGATCTATGGCGAGATCCATGAGAGGGTGTTTAGGTTCTTGCAGCATTCAGGCAATGATCTTAACCAACTCATCATGCTTCCTCGGGGACACCAGAAGTCCCACTGTCTGGCAGTATGGTGTGCTTGGTGGATAACGAAGCATCCTGAGACTACGATCCTGTACATCTCGGCTACTGCACAACTGGCAGAGGATCAATTATATGCCATAAAGTGCATTCTTGACTCACCAGTGTACCAAAGGTACTGGCCTGAGATGCTGGACAAGGATGAGGGACGCAGGAGCAAATGGAGTACTACAGCGATAAACGTAGACCATCCTGCTCGGGCTAAAGAGATGGTGCGAGACAATACGATCCGTACTGCTGGTCTGACTACGAACACTACGGGCTGGCATGCTGATATTGTCATAGCAGATGACGTAGTAGTTCCTGACAATGCTTACACCGAAGAGGGTCGCAGGAAGACTGCTGCTGCTATGTCCCAGATGTCTTCCATCAAGAACGCTGGAGGAATGGTAAAGGCAGCAGGCACTCGATACCATCCCTCGGATCAGTACAGTGTCTGGCTGAACCAGGAAGAAGCGGTATACAACGACAGAGATGAGATCGTTAAGTACATCCCGGTTTGGGAAACAATGGAAGAAGTTGTAGAAGTAGATGGAGTATTTACTTGGCCTAGAGAGGCTCGACCTGACGGTAAACGATTTGGTTTTGATAGGAAAATTCTGTCTAGAATTTATGCTGAGTATACTGATAAAACTCAGTTCCATGCTCAGTACTATAACAATCCTAATGATCCCGAATCTAATCGTGTTGATCGCTCTCGCTTCCAGTACTACGATCAGAAGTTCCTTAAACAAGTGTCGGGTAGTTGGTACTTCAAAGAAACCCGACTAAACGTATACGCAGGAGTAGACTTTGCGTTCAGTTTATCAAAAAAATCCGATTATACGGCTATCGTTGTCATTGGGGTTGATCCCTCTGGCGATATCTATGTACTTGATATCGACCGTTTCAAGAGCGATAAAATCAGCGAGTACTACGAACGACTCGTTGGAATGTACAACAAATGGCAGTTCAAAAAGCTCAGAGCAGAAGTCACCACGGCGCAGCAAGTCATCGTCAACGACCTCAAGCAAAGGTTCAAGGAAGGCGGCATCTCGCTGAAGATTGACGAGTACCGTCCTAACAGGAACCAGGGTTCAAAAGAAGAACGCATTGCAGCAGTACTGGAACCTCGATATCAGCAACAGGCAATCTGGCATTATCGTGGTGGATACATTCCGGTACTTGAGGATGAGATCCTTCTGGCTCGGCCTGCTCACGATGACATTGTGGACACTCTGGCGAGCATCGTAGAGATTGCACAGAAGCCAAGAGAACGAGTAGAGAAAGTAACAAGCACTCCTGTATCAGCTTCGTTCAACAAGCGGTTCGGAGGATTCGGAACAACTATGGGTGGAATAGCATATGGCCGGTAATGTAGCGCAGCTCAAGGAACAACTTCGTCCTGATAATCTTGCAGGGCAGATTTACATGATGTGGAATGATTTCTACAATCAGCGTAAGCCTTGGGTAGAGGAACAGAAAGAACTCAGGAACTACTTGTTTGCTACGGACACTAGCAAGACCAGCAACAGGACGCTGCCTTGGCGTAATAGTACTACCACGCCTAAGCTCACACAGATCAGGGATAATCTTCATGCTAATTATATGGCTGCACTCTTTCCTAATGACCAATGGCTCAAATGGGAAGGATTCTCGCTTGATGACGCTACTAAAGCGAAGAGAGAAGCCATCGAGTCCTATATGCAAAACAAAACTCGACTTGGTGGATTTCGTACTGTTATCTCTCAGCTTTTGTACGATTATATTGATTATGGTAATGCTTTTGCTGATGTCGAATGGGTGAATGAAACCAAGGAAGACAAACTCACGGGAGAGAAGATTCCTGGCTATGTAGGTCCGAGGGTAACACGCATCTCTCCTCTGGATATCCTTGTCAATCCTGCTGCGTCTTCGTTCAAGAACACGCCCAAGATGACACGCAAGATTATGAACCTTGGTGAACTCAAGGCACTGGCAGAGGACTTCCCTAACGAAGGTTGGGTTAACGAGGCTCTAGCCAAAGCCATGAAGTTCCGGCATGACATTGCCAATGGTCAGTACAGCATTGAGGACTTCGATAAAGCAGCAGGCTATACCATTGACGGCTTCGGTAACCTGTACGAGTACTACCAGTCTCCGTATGTAGAGCTGATTGAGTTCGAGGGTGATCTGTACGATCCCAATACGGACACTCTTATGCGTAACCATTGCATTACGGTAATTGATCGCTCCAAGGTAATCCGGCAAGAGGTCAATCCTAGTTGGTTCCCCAAGGGTTCTAAGGCTCATGTTGGCTGGCGTCTGCGTCCTGACAACCTGTACGCAATGGGGCCGCTGCACAATCTTGTGGGTATGCAGTACCGCATTGACCATCTGGAGAACATCAAGGCTGACGTATTCGACCTGATTGCATTCCCCCCACTCAAGATCAAGGGCGAGATTGAGGAGTTCGATTGGGCTCCCGGTGCTGAGATCCATATGGATGTAGAGGGCGATGTATCCATGCTTGTGCCTGACACTACAGCACTGGCAGCGGACACACAAATCGCTATTCTTGAACAGAGAATGGAGGACTACGCAGGCGCACCTAAGCAGGCGATGGGTATCCGTACTCCTGGCGAGAAGACTGCCTATGAAGTGCAATCCCTTGAGAGTGCAGCAGGCCGTATCTTCCAAGAGAAGATCCAGAACTTTGAGGTGGAACTGCTTGAGCCGATCTTGAACGCCATGCTGGAAATCTCCCGCAGGAACATGGATGCAGCCGATATCGTGCGTGTGTTCGATGATGAACTGGGCGCTCAGATATTCTCTACGGTAACCAAGGAGAACATCACGGCTAATGGCAAGCTGAAGCCTGTAGGGGCGCGGCACTTCTTTAGCCAGCAGCAATTGATCCAGAACCTGACAGGGTTGTTCAACAGTCCAGTAGGTCAGTTGATTGCACCACACGTATCGTCCAAGCAATTGGCTCGTCTGGCAGAGGATCTCTTTGGAGTAGAACGCTATCAGTTGATCTCTGACAATGTTGCTCTGATTGAACAGTCAGAACAGCAGCGATTGATTGCTGTACTCCAAGAGCAGGCTGTTGGTGAGGACGCTGCAATGATGGCAGCAGACCAGCAGCAAATGCCACTTGGTTGACAAGTCAACTATATTCTGCGATAATCAGAGACTATTATGGCTAAGAAAGGCGAGTATAAAAGTACTGCTACTGCTGACAGTGTACGGCAACGTAAGTACAACAGCCAGCCAGAACAGAAGAAGAATCGTGCTGCCAGGAATCAAGCCCGTAAAGAGGCTATGCGAGAAGGCAAAGTCTCCAAGGGAGATGGCAAGGATGTTGACCACAAGCGTCAACTCATGGAAGGTGGCACTAACCATAAATCCAATCGTCGAGTAGTTAGCAAAGGTGCTAATCGAACTCGCGGTGGCCGACTAGGAGGCAAACGATGAAGAACGGCAAGAAGCATGAGATGAAAGAGATGAAGAGCGGTATGTACGGTGCTAAGCCGGCTACCAAGAAGCCTGCCATGAAGAAGGCTAAGAAAGGCAAGAAGTGAAGAAAGGTCTGTACACTAATATCCATGCTAAAAGAAAGCGTGGAGAGAAGATGCGAAAGCCGGGCTCTAAAGGAGCCCCTACGGCGGAAGACTTCAAGCAAGCTGCAAAGACTGCTAAGAAAAAGTGAAAACAGTTTGGTTCAAGGGCGCTAGAGACGATCAATCTAAAGCGGACAGAAAGTCCCAGATTGTCTCAGCAGCCAAAGCCCTAGAGATTCTGACCGGAATCCTTGAGGAAAAGATTAAGGAAAAAGAGTCAGAAAGGAATCTGCCGAAATGCTACGAACTCGCAGGGTTCGCGTACTTTCAAGCAGATGCGTGCGGATACATCCGTGCGCTTCGGGAAGTTCAAAGCATTATTGACCTACAAGGAAAGGAATAAATATGTCTGAAGAATTCTTGGGTACGACCAATACCCAGTCAGCAGAGACTAGCGTACCAGCAGTCGAAGCGCAAGCGGTAAAGCAAGAAGGCAAGCCCGAATACGGTGAGTTCCTTCAAGCCATTACCAACCCTGAAGGAAAGCCTAAGTACAAGACTGTGGCGGATGCGTTGATTGGTGCAGCTAAGGCGCAGGAGCATATCCAGCGTATCGAGGCTGAGAATGCTGAACTTCGCACTGTAGCCAAGAAGGTCGAGACTATGGAACAACTCCTTCAACGCCTTGAACAAGGTAAGGGTTCCGACCAAACCCCGATTCCGAAAGTCGAGGATCAGGAGCAGATCGTTCTTTCTGTACTGGAGAGGCGAGAACAAGCTAACCGTGAACGCCAGAACCGTGAACAGGTACTGGAGTCGCTTAAAGGAAAGTTTGGAGATAAAGTCCAGGATGTCCTTCAAGCGAAAGCTACTGAACTTGGTCTTAGCGTAGCTGAGATGGGTGCATTGGCTGCACGTTCACCTAAAGCAGTACTTGGTTACTTCGATGCAAAAACCGTGGCTCCTTCCGTACAAAGTACGGTAAATACGCAGGCTCTTTCTCCAAAACAAACGGAAGTAAAAGCACCTGACAATATCATGTGGGGCGCAAGCACCAAGGATGTTGTAGGGTTCTTCCGGCAAGTTAAAGAGGAAGTAAACAAGGAACTTGGACTTACCTAACAGGAGAATACTATGTCCAATATGACGCTGAACTCTGCTGCGTTTATCGAAGCGCAACAGTATAGTCAGTTTATCCTTCGTACCCTGCCGACTGCGATCCTTCCCGCCTCTTTCTATCGGGATGTATCGGATTTCGGCGCAGGTTCGACGCTAAACATCAAAACCATTGGTACGGCAACGATTCAAGAAGTAGAAGAGGATACTCCTCTTATCTACAACCCGATTGAAACCGGCAACATCACTCTCTCAATCACCGACTATGTTGGCGATGCTTGGTACGTTACTGACGTACTGCGTCAAGATGGTTCGCAGATTGAGGCTCTGATGGCTGCTCGCGCACAGGAAGCTACCCGTGCGATTCAGCAGCGTTTTGAAAGCCGCTTCTATCAAGTTGCCTATGCTGGTCAAACGGCTGCTAACCCCAACAACGTAAACGGCTTCGCTCACCGCTTCCGCGCTACTGGCGCTAACTGGACGATGGACGAAGATGACCTGATTGCAATGCGTCTCGCATTCGATAAGGCCAACGTACCGCAGTTCGGGCGCGTTGCTATTGTTGATCCCGTGGTTGCAGCAACTTTCCAGAAGAAGGTTGTTATGACCTCGCAGCTTGATCGTCTCCCGGCTTATCAGTCGGTACTCGAAAATGGCTTCAACAACGAGCACCAGTTTGTAATGCGAATTCATGGCTGGGATATCTGGACCTCTAACCTTCTGCCCACGGTCGCCGCTGGCACGAGCGTAGACGGAACCAGCACTCAGTCTGCTAGCACTACCTGTATCGCTAACCTCTTCATGTCCATCGCGGATGACAACACCAAGCCGGTTATGTCGGCATGGCGTCAGCCCCCGAAGGTTGAAGGTGAGCGCAACAAGGATCGCCAGCGTGATGAGTTCCTTACGACGGCTCGTTGGGGCATGGGAGTACAGCGCCGGGATACCCTCGGTGTAGTTGTAACTTCTGCAACGGCAACGGAATAAGGAGTAAATAATCATGGCTAAAGAAAATAGTGCAGGTCTTGGTGTAAGCGCCCGTTATGGTGCCATCTCTCTTCCTGATGGCGCTCGCGGTGAACTCGGACGAGGCGAAGGCGGTATTTATACGCTTGCCGCTGACTTTTCGGCAAATCTTATCAACTCCGATTCTATCGGTCAGGCGGTAACGGTTCTGCATCCGGGAACTCTGGTGCTTCGCGGTTGGGCTGAAGTAGAGACGGCTGTCTCTCTGAGTGCTGCTGGTGCTGCTGTATCCATTGGTCGCCAAGGCGGCCTGGGTACGGATAGTGCCGATCTCTCGGGTTCGGCTGTCGGTGTGGGCTTCAAAGCTCTGGGCCTCAAGGGGACGTTCTCCACCGGTATCACGGCTACAACGACGGTTGTTGTTGGTATGGCTGCTGGTTCAATCGAAGGTGGCGCTGGGCGTTTGATCCTTGAGATCCTCAAGGCTTAACGATAACTACAACGACAACAACTCTTAGGGGGAGTTGGGGCGGGTGTCCCGCTCCCCCTTTTTTATTTTTGGAGTCAGTATGAAACTTACTCTCCTAGAGATAGTTCAAGACATAATGAACGATATGGATGGAGACAATGTTAACTCCATCAATGACACAATTGAAGCGCAGCAAGTTGCACAGATTGTCAAAACTACGTACCTTGAAATGCTGGCTAATCGCAATTGGCCGCATATGCATTCTCCTTTTAATTGCAATTCCTCTTCGGATTCTTCTTATCCTACTAGCCTATCCATACCGGATAATATTAAAGAAGTTAAATGGATTCGGTACAACAAACGCTCCATTACCGACACGAAGGATAAGTATGAAGAGATAACGTACCTCCAACCGGAGGACTTCTTCGATCATTGTTCCAGGAGAGACTCTTCTGCAAGCAATGTTCAAATCATTA